TGCTCATATCAGCCCATCACAATCGTCTTGATCTGCGCGCGGTCCTCGCCCTCATACTGGTCAACAGAGGTGCGCACCTTCACGCCCAAGCCAACCAAGTCATTCGGGTCGAGCGACGCACCGAGCTTCACACCAACGGTTTCGAGGAAGCGACGCAGACGCCAGCGATCTTGCGCCTTGTCACTCAACATCATGCGGTTGAACGACAACACAGTGCCATCAGGGTCGCCATCAGCGAAGTCAGCAGGGTATTCATCAGGCGAGATGAAAAGCTGCAACGCAAGATAGTCATTGCCTGTGCGCTCGCTGGTCTTCTTCTCCGCACCACGAATTTGTGCAGTGTATTCACCAGCCGGCAGCGGCATCGGCTTCTCGGCATCGGCAAGCGAAGTCTGGAATTCAATGATGGACATATTGCGGGTAGCTCCATTGTTGTTCATAAACGTTGTGCGAGAGGATGCTTCGTGTTGTTGTCGAAGCTCAGCAATCATCTCTTCGTCAACCTTGTGGCCGTGCTTGGCATCATCAATGCGCGCAAGCTCTGCATCACTTGGGGATGGGGACTTTTCTTCCTCCTGCTTCTTTCCACTTGTTGAACCACGTTTCGATGCCATCTCCACTCCATGTGTTGGGGTCAAACTTCCACTCGAATTCGACGGCCCCTGTTCCATCGAACATCCGAGACTTCATCGGCTTGCGCATGCGACACACGTTTGGCGCAATGAAACGCTTGCCTTTGTCGTTGCGGGACATCCACCAAATCTCACTGAGTTGCAAGCCAATGAGATTGGGGATTTGTCCACCAAGCTGCATCGAGATGTAAAGGATGTTACCTTTATCATCTGTCGTGGGCGCAGCTTCGTGGGTGATGATGATGTAATGCAAGTTGAGTTGCTTGGTAATGCGCATCATAGCTGATAGCGCACGCATTGTGTTGGTGTTGCGATGGCCATACCCTCGCTGGGCAGGGTCTTCAATAGTCACTGCGGTATTGGAGTGCAGCTTCTTGATGTTTGAGACTGCGTGCTCAAGCGCCAATGCAGAGAATGCAGTGGCACTGTCGAACACAATAGTTTCAATGTCTGGATTGTCTTTCAATACCTTAGTGATGCCGAGCGGATCGTCGTCTTTCATCTTAGCGACAATGCTGTGCCGCTCACCTGACAAGTCGAGCGTGATGATGTCATCGCGGCCGATGATAGACTTGTCACCATCTGGGTCGAACAACAGCCACAACTTCTTGCCGGGCGCAGTGGCTGCGAGCGTCGTCTTACCTGCACCAGCGTCTCCCCATAACAGCATTGCAATGCGCAAGCCATCAGCGTTAGGGGCCTTGGCAGTAAAGCCACCAATGTTTAGTTCCATCTAACCTCCCAAGAGCACTACATCTGGTGGCAGGCAGACGGGCTTGCCACTAGATGATGTGATGTAAGTAAGTATAGTTACATCAGCAAGCAATGTCAACTTGACTAGAATTGCTTGCCACCTTCCTTCTCTCGGTTCTCTCGCTTGTGGTCAGCGCGCTGCTGATTGTAGATCAGCTTGGCTTGCATGGCTTCACCAAGCAGCAGGTTGAGTGCACCAGCAAGATCAAGGATGCGGATTAGTGCATCAGCAAGTTCAACAGTGACGCCACTATACTGTGGCAAGTGGTCATCTTGCTTGTCTTTGCGACCTGCTTCCATGGCTTCGCTGATTTCGCTTTGAATGAGTGCAATCAACTCACCAAAGTTGCGGGGTTTGCCGGACTCCCACCAACCAACGAATAGGTTGTCAGCATGGATGCGGTGTGCAAGCTCATCAAGAGCAATGAACAATTCTGCTGTAAAGGGAGCATTCCATGCAGTAGTCTTGGCAGGCAGCGCCTGAGCAGTAATGATATCACGCATGTTGTGTCACTCTTTCTCGGTTGGTTTGGTTGGGTCAAACTTCATAATCATGGCAGCAATCTGCGCATTGGCGTGGATGTCGTTGGGCATCACAGTAATGGCTGCATCCATTTCCTCTACTGGATCAACGATGGTCGCTGATACCTCGCCTGTGCGCAGCGTCTCAATCTCAAACACATAACCAGCATCAATGATTTGCTGTGCCTTCGCAAACACCTCATCATTGTCTGTCTGGAAGTAGGTGGTCTTCTGTCGCCCATGCGGCAACACATACTCAGTGAATGGGATGTTGTGTTTCACTCCTGCACTTCCTTATGTAGTGGCGACCACTCATCAACTCGCATACCTGCAAGCATCTGCACCTGCTCTTCACGCTCACTGTCGCAGAACGGCACCATGCTACAGGCTCGGAAGTATCTGTTGCATGAGTGCGAGTATTGCGGCGCATCGAATGGGTTGTTGTGGTAGCGGCGGTAGCCTTCGACAATGCCAACCATCCACTCAACCCACTTCTTGATGTGGTAGTCTTTGCGGCTGACTGGCTCAGTGATGATGCCGCCATAGTCATACGACTTAGGCAGCGGGATGCTCAGGCCATGGATGAATGCGTTGCGCACCGTCTCACCAGTGAACACAGACGCAGCAACGCAATAGCCTGTGACCTGTGATGCAAGGATGAATGACATGATCCACGCATCATTGAGGCGAGAGGCGGTCTTGTTCTCACCAAGGTAAAGTTTGTCACTGTATTGGCGGTGCCAGTGGATGCCGTCGATCTTGCCGGTGTAGCGGAATTGCATTGTGCTTGCTGCATGAGCAACTAACTTACCTAATGCCATGCTAGTCTCGTAGTCAATGATGACGTCGCCATCATCAAACTCAATATCAACTACTAAGTCAAACGCAATCTCAATCCCTACATCACTCGTGGGGTCTTGTTCATCTCGCATCCACACTCGATGGTGACGATCCCACTTTTGTATGTAAACAAGCGCTGCCTCTTGCATGTTGGACAGTGTTCGTCGCTTATCTCGTGGATCGTCATAGTATCCTGACGACTCCAATACGTTGAGAGACGTGTGAGCAAGCCAATCATCAACACTGTTATGCTCAGGTAGCACAATACTGCTATCGGTGATAAGCTCCAACCGACCACGAGTAAACAAGCGATCACCGTGATGATGAAGAACAGCATCTGCCATCTCCTGTGTCGGCTGTTGGCGCGCAAGTGTGATGAGTCGCACCCACGCAAAGAATTCATGCATCGCACCGCCCATCTCTAGCGGCAACACACGCCCTTCACCACTCATTGTCTTGTGCATTGCGTAGCGAGTCACACCCCACGTAGGGCATGTGGCATAGGCAGTGAGTTTGGTGTTGTCGTATGTGTCTAGGTGCGCATCAGCAGGCGTAGCTAGGCGAAAAGAGACGGATTTGATTGGTTGATGGGTCAATTCTTCTTCTCTCCTTGTGCATCAGCAATCTCTGCTTGACCCATCTTGCGACGGAATTCATTGACGCTGTTGCCCATTGCGTGTTGGATTTGTGAGGTCTGCGCAAGGATGTTAATCATTTGATCCTGTAGCTGCGCCATCTCCTTCAACTGCTGCACCAGCACTGCATTGCTCTCGATGAGTTGTCGAATGGCAATGTCTTGTGCGACTTCGCGGCCTTTGTTGGTGACGTTGTGGTTGTATTCACGGATGGTGAGCATCACTCTTCTCCACTCATTTGGTGACACGCGACGATTGTGCTGCGGCATCGTTTAGCTAGCAGCTTTGACTCTTTAGCTAAGCGATCAAACAGTTGAGCAAAGTATTGCAGCTCTTTGCATAAGGCATGATTAGCTTGCAAAGCGCTGTCAAGCCTTGCTTTAGTGGGGTTGGGTTTCCGTGCCATTACTCTTCTCCAACAGGGGTGAAGCGGCGCTTGTGGTCGTTTGTGCTGCCCATGAAGTTACTAATGTCACGGGTATAATTGTGTCCCTCTCTTCCATAGATAACATCAACATTGCCAGTCGCAGTATTAAGTGCTAAACCTGAGACAACATATTGCGGGCCGGAGATGTGCTGCCATCGCGAGCCTACGATTGGAAACTTGAATTGATCTGCCATCACTCTTCTCCAAACTCTAGTTGCATGATCCGCAACTTGTTGATCCCTTCACGCACTTTATCCTCAGTCTCTTCAAACTTCTTGAGCATGTTCTGCACACGCTCAACCTGCTTCTCAAACTTCAACTGCACCTGTGCCAAGTGCGCAGCGATCTTCACTTGCGTCAGTGCTTCGAGCTTGCGCACATACGACAGGCGAGTGTCGCGTTGCATAGTCAGCAAGCGTTCAAGCTCACCAATCGTCATCTCATTGATGGTTGTGGGATTGACTGGATTGATAGGCACGCCTGTTACTGGATCAGGCTCTAGCATTTAGCATCCCTTTCTTTAGGAAGTATCTGCCCATCGCTTGCAGCACACGGTTTTGTAGCACTTCATTGTTCCGTGGGATACAGGTTTCAGCAACAGACACATTGCTCACGACTTGTGCGCTGTTTTGCTGTGCGCCGAGGTTCTTGCTGGACATTGCTACAGCAGTGACACGCAGCACTATGTTGCACTCATCGTCGTGTTGGTAATACTTCGCAGGCAGCTTTGTTGACGTGTAGACGCAGCGAAACCCTGCTTGCAACAGCAGAGTGTCAGCTTTCTCCATCCACAATGCTTGCTCAGATGTTAGCATCAACTGCTCCTTCTACTGTCGTTACGCCCGTCACGCTCTTCAATCTTCTTGCGTGCAGCCTTCATGCCGGCAGGAATGTCTTTGCTGTAACCAACATAGACTTGCTCACTGACATAACGCAGTGACCAACTCCACCGCGTCTCCGGTGGATTGCTTGGGACAAAGGTAATCGTCACAGTGTGCTTGCCAATGCGGTGTGACTCACTCTTTGGCGGGATTGTCTTGCGCTCACTCATGTTGATTACATTGCTCACTGCGTTCTCTCATTGGTTGGGTCGGGACTTATTCAGTTGGAATTTGTAGTGGCGTGTGCCAACAACACGCACATTGAGGAAGCCTGTCACCGCCATAGCATCCATGATGCGCTTGTTGAGTGCGCGCGCATAGTCATTACTGATTGGCTCGCCAAGTGCATTGTTCACTTCATAACTGCTTAGCCATGTGTCTGGTGCAGCAACAGCGAATACACGCTCAATCATTTCAACATTAGTTGGGTGCCTGGTGAGGATGTGTGGGAGTGCTATTGCAGCAGCTTCTATCTTTGCACTATCACTCTGCAAGACATCCTCAAGCATGTTGCTTGGTGCAGCATCAACAAACTTCTGCTCAGGAATTGGCGGATAGTTTGGGAATGCGCGGCGGAGTGAGGAAGGAGAGGCTCTGGCAACTTCGCTGCGCTCCGGGGTTGTGAACACAACTACTTGCTCAACACCTTCGGGGCTGACTACAAGCAACTCCTGCGACACAGTGTCATATACAACAGGGATCGTGAATTCAACACGCATCACGCGCCCTCCCCGCCGATGTTGAGTGACGCAGTGAACGTGTGCGGCACTGCGTTGTCCTTCACACACTTGTTGAAGATGGTGTTGATGGTTTCCTTGTGTGCAGGCAGTGCGGCCAGCAGTCCTTGCAGCGCCTTCACTTTGTCGAATGACTGACTAGCTCGCTTAGTGCTGACGCCAACAGAGACAACATCACCAACGAACACTGATTGCGTTACGCTTTCAAGCAGTGGCGCAACCTTGGGATCAAAGATCACGCCCGCAGCAATGCTCTGCTCCTTTGCCGCGTCTAGCCGCGCATCGCTAAGGCGCTTGAGCACCTGTGCGATATAGAATTCATACGCAACAGCGTCTCGGTTGCTGTTAGACTGCGGCATGGCACTGCCATTCACCTTGCCGATGTTGTCGAACGCTTTGTTGATTGTCGCAGTTAGCTTAGCAGCATCACGGGAAGTGAGCATTGCTCGTTACCTTATGCTATTATGTGTTAAGAGAGAAGTCTCTGACTAGATCAGTGCTCACGGCAAAATGGCGCACTAAATGCCGCACCATGCTCATGCCATGTGACAAGGGAACACACAGCAGACGGCAGTGCAGCAATGCGTTGGCAAGACGCACCTAGTCAGAGATCGGCCCCTGTTGTCCGCAGCTTCACTCGCTTGAGTCCATCGCTTCGACAACTTAAGTATTGTAGTTGATTAGTGAGGCAATGTCAACCTGCCTCTCAATGTATGCGAGCACAGCGTCAAGTGTAGCTTCGTCGTATTGACAATGCCGCATTAGATTGTGTGCTTGCTTGAGTTCATCGCTAGCTTCCTCAGCACCATCTAAGTCGCCGTTATTCAATGCAGTAGTCAGTTGCATGCTAGCCCGCCGTTCTCGCAGCTTAGCTAAGCTATGCAACTGCTCCAACTCCTTGCGGGCTTGCTTCACACGAGCAATGAGTTCTTCAATAGGCATCATCATCATGTCAGCTTCCTTTTACTTCTTCAGTTGACTCAGGCAAAGCAGAGCGCATCGCATTACACCATACGTGTAAGTCATCAATAGCCTGACTCACTTGTCTCACTGTATAAGGCTTCTTTGTATAATGTGTTGCATTGTCGAGATACCTACGCACAGTGAAGCTACCATTCACTTTGATCTTAGCATCTCGCCACAACTTCAACGCACTGCGAACGGACATTGCCGCATAGTAGCTAACTGCATCAGGACCAACGAACGTAGTCCCGCCTGCACTATGTTTTATATAGCTTTCTGTCATCGTTCCTGTTCCTTAACATCGTCAACGCATTGACGCCGCACAGTGGGGGCACTATGCGGCGTTGTTAGCGTGATGTGAGAGGGTGTTAGTGTGTTAGTGTGGGTGACTGCGCGTACGTACGAGGTGTCACTTCTTCTTACTTGCTTACTTGCTTGCTACTTCCTCCCCCTGCGGGACAGGAAAAGAACATAACACATATTTGGGCTACTGTCAACCCAATTCCTTGTCAACTGTTGCGCTTTCGGCTCCTTTGCTTGTTTCTGCTTCATCCTCGTCACTAACTTGTGCATAGGTTCTACCAGTTGCTATTGCGCTGATAGACTCGCGGCTGATTTCAAACAAGTCAGCTAGTTCCTGCTGCGTGCGGCCGTTAGCTAAGCCCCGGCGGATGGACCTGACAATGGTGTGTGACAGGCCGTGGCGTTGTCGTAGCACTCGGTCATCTGCGTTCTCCTTTGTTGTGCCGATGCGCAGGTGAGCAGGGTTGCCGCAGCCAATGGGCCATGCGCCATTGTCGCATGAGTGCAGAAGTGACTGGCTTTGCGTTAACACAACGCCATGTGTGAGTGAATAGACGATGCGATAAGCCATGGTGCGGTTGCCGTCGCACATGAAGTAAGGGCGCTTGCCGTTCTCACGCCCACCCCACGCACCTTTCCACACCCAACACTCGGTTGTTTGGCCTGTCATGTCGTAGTGTTTGAATACGTCCATTGGTTCATTAGTTGGTGGCATCAGAGCACTTCCTGCATTACTGCGCACTCCATATTGCTCGCAGGATGAGCCAAAGGCCAGCGCAGACCATTGCGCCGAAGCTAGTTAAGCCTACAGATGGCACCCACCAATCATGTTCTCTGTCATCTTCACAAATTACAGCAACAGCAAAGCCAAGAAAACCAAACAGCAGCACAGTCGCTGCTATCTTTTGATCTAGTGTCATGTGTCAGTCCTCATCAATAGGTTCATCATGTGAGTAGTTAGGATCAGTGAATATCTCCATCCTGTAGACACGGCGCTTGCGTTCTTCGCATGTGTCGCACACGTAGCAACAGAAAATGCCGCGTGCGTCGAACAGTTGCCTACGCTCGCCTCGATGGCAGATGTGGTGCTGTTCATCGCTCATGTGGTGGTTCCTCCGGTGCGGATGGCGCGGATAAACCTTTTCGTGTTCTCGATATCGCGCGTGATTGCCCGCACGCTATCGGAATTGCCCATGCGCTCGAACGCGTCTCGATGCTTGGTCAATAGTGTGACTTCGGCATTCAGTGTCGTCGCACACCGCTCCCGTATCGCGGGATCGGCCACCGCGAGTGCGCGGAGCATGTCGGCTTTGGCTCTGATCCGCAGGTGTTCCATGAGGAAGGGCCACTCTGCCCCCCACGCTGCGGCGCACATTGCGTCCACCAATTCATCATCACTCACGGCTGGGGCTCCTGTGCTGCGGAGAGCATGGCGCGGTAAAGGATGGCCGGAGAGCTTTCGTGCGAGATGAATTCGCCCTTCTCCAGTATCCCGGCCTTGCGCAGAGACTGATTGTGCGACCGCACCGCGCCCTTGCAGGCGTTCAGCATCTCCCGCGTCGGCTCCCTCGGCACCACCACGTATCCAGCGGCAGAGAGGGCATCCCTAATGCATCCCGTAGTTTCGGCTGCTTCGTCTGGGAGCCATCCAAGTTCTTCAAGTGTTTTATCTACATGCTTTAGCCATTCTGCGGCATCATCTTGCATACTCATCCCTCGATATCCTTCTTGGCGGCTGCGATGGCAGCGCGGGCGGCGATCATCCGCTGGCGATCCTCCATGCGCTCTTCTCTGGTCAACAAGGCCCTTGAACGGCAATAGGCCGCATCAAGCCCCTCCAACGCCTCCATCAATTGCGTCACCACGCGGGACAAGTCTGGTTGAGTGGCCATGTTTTCACTCCTTTGCGTTATGTTCTGTTCCATTACCTTCACCGATTACTGAATGACAGTGTGGTGAGAATGGCAGGATCAAGGTTGTATTGCGTTGCGACAGAACGCAGCTGCTCTTGCATGTTGTAGGTTGACAGCCACGAACGGTTAGTGTCATGCACGCTTTGCAACGATTGGATAAGATTTGTCATGCCAGGAGTCATGTCGAGCATGCGCGCGGTAGGGCTGTAGATATTGCAGTCGCGGTTAAGGAATATAAATTCGCGCCAACTCACGCCTTCCAATGTGAGGCTATACTCTGCATCTGGAATGAGGCAACCACCAGCACATGAAAGCGTTTTGCCTTCTTCGTTCACTCTGTATTTGCATGAGTCTTCATCAATTGCTTGTTCACCTTGCGTGAACAGATGCGTTGCAACGAAGTTAAACACATCCTGTCGGCGGTGGAAGCGCGGCGAGCTTGTGGGGGCTTGGGTCATGTGGGTGTTCCTTGTTGAGCGATGGTTGTAGCAGTGACAGCAGAGACAGTTAGCCGGACTGCTCCATGAAGTCAGCAATGTCAACGACCGCAGTTATTGTGTAAGGATTGCGCGCTAGATGCTCTTCAAAGGTGCGATCATCTATGCCTTGCAGTAATGTGTCCATGCACCCCCGCTGCCACGCATCAGCGCGAATTTCTCGCACCATGCGATAGAACAGTTCTCGCGTCCAATCATTGTGCAGAGGTGATACATCCAGCATAAAGCTAAAGAATTCCGCCTGCCTTGGCTGAGTTCTTGGGTCAATGCTATACCAATACCGTGGTTGCTTCACTTGCTCTCTCCTTGTTTCACAACAACTACTTCATCACTCTCACCATCCCTGATGAACACACGCTCAACACCGCCATTGCTGTGCAAGTCAATGAATTCACCATGGATGTAGTCATTTGTGCCTAGCCATAGACGCCAACCTGTGGGGGTTGTGTCTATGGCTAGCAGGCGCGTGCGGACTGGTAAGCCGATGCGCTGTGCATCTACCATCAGCACTCATCCGCTTCTTCTGGGGGCTGCTGTATATCATTGAGCAAGTCTTGTGCCTTATCTGTGATGGTGAAGCCTTCCACCTTACCCATGGCCCACTCAATGTAGTTAGGATCAAGTCGGATGATTGTCTCCAACGCCTCATTGTAGTATTTGCCGAAGCGCAGCTTGTCCTTCAACCCATACAACTTGCTTCGAGCAGTGAAGCTGTTGACAGCAATGCGCACAAGCTCATGCAGAGGCAGGCCGCGTGCCTTAGCGAAAGCGCTGACTTCATCAAACACAGCAACAGGTAGTGAGACACTGCGAGTAATCTTTGGTGCTGCTGCTTTCTTGCCCTTGGTAGCTTTGGTTGTAGCGCTGCGCTTAACTTTCGATGCCATGTGCTTATTCCTTACCAAGCGCAGTAATGCGTTGTTCCAGTTGTGCACTTGCCTTGTTGAGCGCAGCTTGCACATCCGTGAATGTGCGGTAGGGTGCGTCATTGAATGCTACAACGCTGCCAGTCACGGCTTCAAATGCATCTAAGGCAGTGTCACCACCGTCACCATATGTGAGTTTAGTTTCAACCAATGCTTTTTCATATGCACCAAGCAAACACCAACATACCGTGGTTTCGTCAGTAGCAGCCGTGCGGTCTCCATGTGCATTGCGTCCGGCGCTGCCCTGCGTCCACTTACTCGGATCACTGAGCACACGCTTTACCCCATGCGTGATGGTAAGCGCGTTCTGCAACTTCACTTTGTCAGCCATATCACATTCCCATCTTGCTGATACGTTCACGCAGCTTGAGTTGTGCTGGCGTGTGAGTGATTGGCACACGCGCATTGTCAACGATGACATATTGCATGTCATGTGAGTAGACGCTGCCCATCTCTGTCTCAAAGCCATACACTGTGGCTACGCGCGTGTTGCCGCGCAGGTTGTCAGCAATGATTGCGTGCCAACCATTGCGCAGCACTACCTTTGCACCTTTCTTTAGGTCATTGGTGTAGACTGGTGCGCTTGCTTGGTTCACTTGCCTTGCTCCAATGCTTTGAAGTGTGTGATGCGAGAGTCGAGATAGGAGAGAATGTCGGAGTGAGTGGTTGTGCGAGCGTCGTTGAAGGTTGCGTTTCCGCCATTGCTAAGCAAACTATTCATCGCATCGAAGCCAATAAATGGCGCATGCTTCCACACAGCACCCATCAAGCACCAGCATGTTGCGTTTGGGTCAGTTGATGTTACATGTCTGCCTTCTACATTTCGTGCTGCTGTGCCTTGCGTCCACCGCGCGGGATCACTCAGCAACTCACGCACTTTAGTCAGCAACTTAATGCTGTCAGTTGGGTTCATGCGCATCACACATTATCCTCCAAAGAGTTGATTGTATCGTCGATGAGTTGCAGCACTTCCTCTTTGGTGCGGCCGGGAGTGTCGTTGTAGTTAACGAGGTCATTGGAGCCACGCAGTAGCGCTGTGGCATCTATTGCATCTTCTGCTGGTATGAGTTTGCTATAAAGCAAACCAAGATCGTGCTGCACACGAAAAAGGCCGCCTTGAAGGCACCAACATGTTGCGTCAGGTGAGGCTGGGGCAACACGCTCTTTATACCTATTTCGCGCATTAACACCTTGTGTCCACCCCTGCTCAATCAGCTTGCGAGTCTCAACAAGTATCTGCTTAGTGCTCATCACACATCGTCCTTGATTGAAGAAATAACTTCATCAAACTTAGCAAGCACTTCCTCTTTGGTGCGCTCTGGTGCGTCGTTCCAAGCAACGATGTCTTGGTTAGGAACGACGGCACGGAAGACCCAACAAGTTTCATAGTCTTCATAACAGCGCATCGCTTTATTAATTGCTCCACCAGCACACCAACTCACTGCTTCAGGTGCCAATGAGTTGACCTCCTTGCCATCAGCCATCCTTGCATTAGCTTTCTGTGTCCATCCCTGTTCAATGTATTGCTTGGCACGCTGTAGCGTTTCTTTGACACTCATCACACATCACTTTCATTGAAGTAGGGCTTGAGTTTGTAGTGAAATGCGACGGCATCGACATTTCGACGGAAGCTTCGCGTGTTGCCACTAGCGAAGGCATCATCATGTAGAACTTGCAACTGCTGCAAGAAATCAGCACCAACTAGGTGCCCATACATGATGAGCGTAGGGATATATGTAGCAGGGCCTTTGTCCCAGAAATGCGTGAGATCGAGCACACCAGTGCCCTCAATCTCTAGGACATATTCATTGTCAGGGATGTGCACACCAATGGCACACTTGTCGCCGCTGACAGCACGATAGGCACAAGTCCCGCTACTCATGGCCCGGCATCCCTGCTTCAGCAGATGCGCTACAGTTGCGTCATACAACTCTTGTTTTGTCATAAACATCTTACTCACTCCTCAATCAAGCAGGCATACTCAACAAAGCCAAGACGCTGCGCAACAACTAGTGCCTGCGAAGCTTCTTCCAGGCTGTCATAAACAAACTCACGATTAACATAGAGCCAGTTAAAGGTGACATACAACACATAGATACGAGCCATCTTACTCACTCCTGTTGTTCGATAAGCACACTTGCTCATCTGTTATGCGGCGTAGCCCTCAGCCATGCGCTGCAAGTAGGTGGGACGCACGATGGGTGCCAACGCAGTGATCTTGTTCTTCTCTGCGATCAACGCGACATACACCACCTGCAACAGTCGCAGCTTGACCTCATCCGACTCCCTGCGCTGCTGCAACTTGTTGTCGACGATCATCTGCTCCACCGCATCGGCATAATTCATGCGCTCCATCAGCGGCAAGTTGTAGTATTCCATTTACCTGTTTCCCTGTGTTGCTGTGGTCAGTCACTTCAACCAACCAACAATCATAGTATAAACACATTTACTTACAATGTCAACTCGTTACCAACACCAACTAGCCACTCTACACAGTGTCACAGGGGCGCACGCAGCGCAGGTAATTGCTGCGGTAGAAGTCAACGCACATAAGGGGTTGAGGGGTCTGTGGGGGCAGGAAATAGGTGCTGGCTATGCGTGTAGGGCTGTGATGGGAGTGGCCCCACCCCACTGCCATGCAATGCGTTGCTGTGCACGCGCACACGCGTAATGCTGCGCACGGCTTAGCTTAACTAAGCGGTTGCGCTGCTCTTTTGCCTTTTGTTGTGCGGTGGTGCGCGCGCGAGGTGAGTGAGTGGTGAGTGGGAACACGGGTGACACGCGGGGCGCGCAGGCATTTGGACACGAAAAAGCCCCCGCACCTTTCGATGCGGGGGCTTGGTTAGGCGCGTGAGTGTCAGGCGGTGGCAGCAGCCGGAGTTGCAACCTTCTCCGCGTCTTCCTGCGTCCAATCGTTCACGTCCATTACGAATGTGGCGATGGTTTGCAAGGCATTCCACGTTTCGGCCGGCATGTCCGCAATCACCACCTTGGCGCGCGTGTCTGACAGGATAATGCGCGCTGCTTCCTGCACCATTCGGTCGAAGGAAGGCATGGAAGTGACAGCATCGGCGCTGGTGCTGGGTTGTGCGCCAGACTTGCCTTCCTGCGGCGCCGTGGTGGGGGTGGCGGTGTCGGGCTGCGTGGTGCCATTGCCGGCATCAGCCGCCGGCGCAGTGACACGCGGCTTGGGCTGCTTGCTGGCCAGTGCACGCTTCAATTGCGCCACGTTGGCATTGATGGCCATGCTAGCATCGCCTTGGTCTGCGAAGATGCGATGCCGCATGCCGTCGAGTGCAACTTTGATGCCTTGCTTGCGTGGTGACATGCCGCGAATGCAGAGCATCTCGAGAGGCACCACAAACAGAGACTTGGCACGATCAAATGCGGAGTGATCCACGCCACCCGCAACCAACTCCGCAGCAAGCGCCAGACCATTGCGCATGTTCTGTTCCTGCGTGCGGCGCAGCTGCACGGCGCGGTCATGCGCTTCGCTAACCTCCCCCTTCTCCAACTTGTCGACGTTGGGAATGAACAGAGAGAACATACGCAGTGCGTAGGTCTTGAACGCTGCGCCGGTTGTCTGCGCCACGCCATCCTTGTCCACCATGCTGGTGAATGACGGCGTGCCCTGCCCCGGCACCACATGGAACATGTTTTCGATGTCCTGGTGATGCTGCGCCATGCAGGCATAAGCCAGCATCTGAACGCCGCGGCGGTTGGCAGCGTCACCGCTCTTGAGGTTGTCGAATGCTTTTTTAACGAAGCTATCGAGCATGGCCGGCGCGCCGTTGCCACCGATGGCGGTGCGAGCAACATCAGCCGCGAGCTTGTTGGTAGCAGTCATTTGTTTAACCTCTTGTTAGAGTCAGTCAGTGATTGACTAACTATGCATATCTTACTGCCACAACAGAGCAATGTCAACACACTCAACACAACACACACTCAACCCAGCACAATGCAGTGCAGCACATGCACACACTCACACATACTCACTCATATACAGTCATAGCCTCTCACAACCATAGCAATAGTTAAGCAATGCTTTGCTTGTTGTCTGACTGTTGTCTTGTTGTCTGCTTGTTGTGACTACAGCGTTGCGGGCTTGGTTCGTGGAGTGGTGCGTGAGTTGTGGTGCCCGCCACCCCTGCCCCATCCCACCTATCACCAACTCCCTGCCCCTCAACGCATTGACGACGTTGCGTGTCCGTAATGGCTTAGTGCCTGCGTCGCACGCGCGCGTGTCACAAATATTCACTACCACTGCACCATTGCCGCACCACCACTGCACACATGCACCACTGCGCACCACTGTTGCCATGCATTGCGTTGCTTGTGAGTGAGACCACCCCCCACCTAGTTCCAAAACAGGGGAGGGGGTTTGTGTGGGAAAGGTATGCTCACCTCAACTCCACTCCCACGCCCACTCCACCAATTACATACACACTCACAGCAACACAGCAGATAGCAACAGCAGATAGCAACAGCAGTAGTTAGTATAGTAAGTGGGTGGGTGTATGAGTGTATGAGTGTGTATATGTATATGTATATGAGTGTGAGTATGAGTGTGAGTTGTTGTTGCCGTTGCTTGTTGTGAGGGGCTTGTTGCTTATTGTTGGGAGGCTGATGGGTGAAAAGGTGAAATAAACGGCTTACCGACAACTTCGTTGTCGGGGGGAGGCACTTGTGCTACTGTCCTAGCAGGCTCAAATGCGTAGAAGTGAGGTGACAAATGGCTGTATATGGCACAGGTAACGGGACAGTTCCGTTCACCGGCTACACCAACACACTAGGCACTAACCCCACAGTCGGGGATACTGCTGGTAGTGTTGCGTTCAACGCACTTACCCAACACGATGACAAGATCGCATACTTGCTGAGTGTGCCTGGTAGTCGTGAGACTCGTCGATTGATGCTCACGTTGCTTGGCGCTACTGCTGGGCCTGCTGCTGCTGAGACTCGCAGGCGTCGTCCTGGCATCACTGCACTTGCTGATCCTCAACAGCTTGGTGGACTAGTCTCTGTTGAGACCACTTACTACATCAACCGAGCAACTACGGCTGGTGATGTGACTCGACTCAAAGCAATGATTGGCCGCACTCCTGGCCCTTCCTCTTACCCACGGGATGTGAGTGGCAATGGTGGCGGGCAACCTTATTGGGGCTAAGTTATGCCTACATTCCCTGAGTTTGATCCTGTCACACTATACAGCCCACGCACTGCCAATGAGTACCACATAGGCAGGCAGTTCAGTAAGCGTGACACGTTGCGTCTCAAGAAGCAGCTTGAGGCTCTACTTGGTGTCCCTCTCGGTGCACCAGTCCATGCTAGCGTGCATCAAGTGCAAGCCGTGCAACAGCCGCCTAGTGATCCCATCAATGGTGCAGCAGGTGCTAATGGTGGGATCATTCCTGTGACCACGTATGTCATTGAAGACGCCGTTACGACTGCGGAAACAGCCGATGCCATTGTTGCCATGCTGTTGAGAGACAACACACGCTACCAGAGTGAGTATGCGCGTGGTGGTGAGAGGCCGGATGAGAGTGTGCGAGGGGATCGCACGAAGGACAGAGGCGTTGGCGAGCACCTAGATAGTGTGTTCACACTCGATCACTCAAGGTTGGCATAGCACATGAGCCAGACAGTTGGACCGTTTAGTAAGTACCAGATACTCACTGCTGAGCAACTTAATGGCATAGCTGGGCTAGTTGGCATCAATGTCATGAATTGGGGTGCTGTTGGTGATGGCAACACCATGGATACGGCAGCAATTTTGGCAGCACTGAACGCTGTGCCTGCGTCTGGAGGAATAGTTCATATTCCGAAAGAATATACGTTCCTATTCAATGCGCCACTGCCAATGAAGTCGAATACGACAATCGTGGGAGGTGGCACACTCAAGGCTGCCCCGCCAGCCTCGTGGACAATGCCGCCAACATATCTTTGCATTACCAATGTAAATAAAGAAGCTAGCGTCATCACCGACGAAAACATTTCTATCCTTGATATCACGTTGGATATGTCAACGCATGGGACAAGTGGTGTAAACATTCACGGCATTTACATGCGCAAAGCTAGGCACGTGACAATTGAGAACGTGACGATTATCGGCGGGTCCAGTTCCGTTGCGCTGTTGGGCTGCAACGACACGCAGGAAATCGGCAACAGGTATCTCAATTTCACTAACTGCGGCTCTGATCATTGGGACGGACCCGCGAACGCGCGCTTGATCGGCTGCCATCTGGAATGCGACGTGTCGGCCCAGATGGTGAACTGGAACCCGGAAGCCGCTGTGCCGCCGTCGACAGGGCTTGTCGCGGATGTGTTCACGATGACCGGCAACACGCTGATTTCCTACGAGGCCAGCGCGACGCCATGCCAGATCGAACCGCTTGGAACGTCTGGCGCCAATGTCCGCAACGTGACCGTGGCGGGCAACATCTTCCAGAATGTCTGGGTGCTGTTCCGCGGCGACGTTGACGGGGTCGTGTTCAGCGGCAACAGCATGTCGGGCTTTCTGAGCGGCAGCCCGGCGGTGGTGACGCAGATTTACAACGGCGGCACGCCGGGTTCCGTGATTATCAGCAATAACACCATCCGCGACGCCATCACGCTGGTCGGCAATCTCGGCGTCATCATCTGCGAGAGCGACCGGGGCGTGGTGACGAACAACTCCATTCTCGGCAGCGGCTACGCTTCCGCGGCCATCTATCGAGGCGCGACGGCCTGCCAGGCGATGGCGAACGACGTCCAGTTGACTTCGGCGCGGTCTTCCAACCGGCTGCAAACCGGAGTCATCATCCCGAACGGGCTGGCCAATCTCTACGGTTGGACGGACGCCAGCGGCACGGTGCCGCGCATGTATCTGCAAAGCGACAACAACTGGATTTTCGAGGGCACCAATTCCAGCGGCGTGGCGCGCACCGCGCTGTCCATGGCGATGCGGAGCAGCACGAGCGACCTTATCGCGTCTGTGCCGGTGCAGTTCTCCAGCACATACAGAACCGCCATCACGATCGTTGCGGCGGCGGGAACTGTCATCGGCACGTCCACCGTTCTAGCCGGCAACGTCCACAACGTTACGACCTGCACGGCGGGTGTTGCCGATGGGGTGCAGCTTACGGCCAGCACGGGGCGGCCACAGACGGTTATCAACACCAGCGCAGCGACGCTCAAGGTTTACCCCAACGCTGGCGGTAGCGCGCAGATCGACGCGGGCGGGGTGGATGTGCCGACGACAGTTGCGGCCGGAAAGTCCAAGACATTCATCCAAGTGACGGCGGGCGACTTCCGCACGGTAGCGGCGGCGTGAGGTGAGGCATGGACACCAGTGAACACCTCCCGCCATTGCCGCCCTCTATCCCAACGCTGAGCCCGCATGTGGCAGCGCGATTGCGAGAGTGCGGCTTGACCACGCCAGAACTCATCCGCGCCTATGTCGAGGCGAACCCCGTGTGGGGCGGCGAGTTCATTGGCCGGGCCAATCTGCCTGAGGTGCAGCGGTGGCTAGCAGATGATCCACGCGCATCTGATATCGAAGGTGTAGACGAATGACTATACCTCCGTTTGTTGATGGCAACATCCTCTACGCTGCACAACTCAATCCACTAATCAACCAACCAAGTAGTGGTGGAGTGTCTGTTGACTCGTTCGGTGCTATCGGTGACGGAGAGAGTCATCCTGCGAGTGTAGTGTTGGGTGTCACTACGCTTGCTGAGTTGCACGCAGTCCTTGGTGGCAGGTATGCATTTGCAGACAGCATCACGCTAGACTTTGCTGCGGTGCCTTGGATGCTATGTCCACCAACAGGGAACACTTGGTGGTATGCTGAGCCTACTGTCCCTGACACCCCGCTCGATAGGACAGGCAATGGGAGAGCGCCTGAGTGGGCCACTCACATGCTGATGGACCTCAACTTGTACAACCTGTTGTCTGCTGTGGATGGCACTGACCCACCGCCTGTGTATCTTGCTGGTTTCTTCGCCAACGTAGTGTAGTAGAGGATGAAGTAGATGTCTAACGCTGAGGGATCGCAAGTTCTCGACACAGGAGGCAACCAAGTCAAGCTACTTGAGTTGTTGCAGCAGCAAGGAGTGCAGCCTACGCCAGCTAACTTAGCTGCTGCAATGCAAGGCATGCTTGCGCAGGGACAGAGTGAGGGCGCCGCGCCTCGCGCTTCCCATGCTGGCCTAGATGCCGCTGCTCCCTCCCCCGCACCACAACGTGCTACTGCTGCCGCACCAACTGTGCAAGCAAGCACAATGCCTAGCAGTCAGCAGCAAGTTGATGAAGCTGGTGTGCCTCCTGCTGCAAGTGGTGGGAGTGGTGCACCAACCGCTAGCAGTGCTGGCATGTCTGACATGATTGGTGCTGCACTGGCTGCGGCTGGCTTAGGTGGGTTAGGTTATATGGCAATGGGCAGGCGTGGTGGTGCACCTGCTGCTGCTGCTGCACCTACAGCTACACCAGTTGCTAGTGGTGCTGCTGCACTAGACAACATCGTTCCCAACAGCGGCATGCCGAAGTCTAGCTTGCCTACTGGTCCTACATCGAATGTTGCACCTATGTCTGATGTAGCAACACAGCAGACACGCAGTGCTCCACCTGTTGCGCAGGCCACTGTAGATGGTGCAAAGGCTATCACTCCACAACAACTGCGTGATGCTGCAACAGGCAGCAAGCTATCTAGCGTAGATTGGAAGGCGGCAGGCATCGCTGATCCTGCATTAGCTATTCCTCCTGTCCCTGGCGGCACTGCTGTTGAGTTGGGACCGCAGCAAGAGTTGCTCAACACAATGAAGCAAGCAAATGTGACAATGGAGCAACTGCCACCAGAGATTAGGCAAATGGTAACGTCTGCTGAGAAGGCGCGTATTGTTGCCAATCGTCCAGGCATCTGGAAGACAGTAACAGACACAATCTTGGGGCTCGCTAAAGTTGTCAGGTAAAGTAGTCCATACACTGCATGACGGCACACTCGTCTATACTGATGGGAGTGTCGTCAAGCCGGGTGATGCTGCGAAGGCTGCTGTGCGTGAGGTTGAAATCCCTACGCACAGCGAAGCGCGTGACTTAGTGCTCACTGCTCGACGTAAGGCAGCAGACTTGCCGGAGAAGTCAGGCACCATGAACGCAATCAGTGTTGTGTTGATGTGTGAGTTGTTTGGCTTAGACGACACTGAGACAGCTATCGCAAGCAACTTGCGCATCACGCAGATAGAGAACATCAAGGAGATGCCTGCCTACTCACAGATGAAAGAAACTGTTGTAGCAAGCATCCTTGAAGCTGAAACTGGCACAGTGCGTGACTACTTCGTAGCTAATGCTCGTGTCAGTGCGCAGGCATTGGTTGACACCGCGCGTGATGGCAAAGGCGCACTGCGCTTGATGGCTGCAAACTCTGTGCTAGACCGCGCAGGCCATCGTCCTGCTGACATCGTTGAGCATCGTCACAAGATGGAAGGTGGATTGCACATCCATGTCATCCATAAAGACGAGAGTAAGCAGCCGCCTACCATCGACATAGACTTGTAGGAGAGAAGCAATGACACTCAGCGCACAACTTGATCAAAATGCAATCATCATTGGCACTGATACGTCACAGACAATCATCATGCCAGGTGGTCCTGTGATTGACACAGGCAGTGATGAGCAACTCATTAATGCGTGGCCTAAGCTGCTGCTGCAGAACATCGGCTCTAACCCAGCATACATAACTGTTGTGCACAGCACATCTGGTGCATTGGCTCCCGTCGCTGCTGTAGTGAACAGTGTTGCTACTGCTATTGGACAGCGTAGCTTTGCATTGAAGGCAGGGGGCACACTAGAGTTAGAAGTTGATCGCTTCTATGCCTACATCTCGTTGATTTGTGTTGCTGCATCACTCACTAATGTCACATGCTCTCGCTTGGGCGGCACACGCTAAGTGAGTAAGGTCTATCAACTCGTTGCAGGAGGCATGCATGACAAGTTCATGCAGTCTCGTGCAAAGGTGCAATTCATTGGTGGTGGGTATGGCAACGGCAAGACCGCTGCTACCTGCATCAAGATGCTGCGCATTGCACGAGACTACCCAGGCTGCAACTTGTTGATCGCACGCAGCACGTATCCCAAGCTCAACGACACCATCCGCAAGGAGTTTATGCTGTGGTGTCCTAAAGATTGGATACAGCGGCGCCCGACGAAAGATGAAAACTCACTCTACCTGACTAATGGCAGCATCGTAAACTTCCGCTACGTTGCGCAGCGTGGCAAGGACACTGAGCAGTCAACAAGCAACTTGCTCTCTGCTACATACGATGCCATTGCCATTGACCAGATGGAAGACCCGGAGTTTGAACACAAAGACTTCATGGACTTGATTGGTCGTCTGCGCGGCGGCACAGCTTACATTGGTGATGATCCCACAATGCCGAAGGTGGGGCCACGGTTCATCATCATCACCACTAACCCAACACGCAATTGGGTGTATCGCGAGCTAGTCAAGCCAATGCATGACTTCGCAGCAGGGAAGTATAACCCTAAGCTGCTGTGCGATGTTGATGACAAAGGCAAACCCATCCTAGTAGATGGTAAACCCACTCCCATCATGGAGATGTTTGAGGGCAGCACATACGAGAACGTAGATAACGTTGGCGTTGACTACATCAAAGGCATGATGAGTGTCTACACCAACAAGACGATGCGCGAGCGCTTCATCATGGGTGAGTGGGGCGCACTTGAGGGACTTGTCTATCCACAATTCGACAGCAACGTGCACATGCTGTCGCGTGATGTCATCCGTGAATACTACGAGCAACTACTTGCTGTCGGGTTCCAGCCAACCATACTAGAAGCATACGATCATGGCATCCGTGTGCCTGCGTGCTACTTGCTTGGCTTTGTGGATGACGAAAGTAATGTCATTGTCGCTGATGGGTTCTATGTTGCTGAGCAAGAGATTAAGGAGCTTGCAGATCGCATCCACGACATGCGTATCGACTGGGGGCTGTCACCAGACAAGCTCAAAGCTGTATATGGTGATCCACAATTGTTCCGCCGTGGACAGGAAGGTGGCAAGGTAGGCACCACTGTCGCTGCTATGTTCGGTGAACACAAAGTCATGATGCAGCGTGGCGACAATGGCATCCGTGCTGGCATCAACAAAGTTGGTGGGTATCTCGCGCACAATGTGTTGCACTGTCACCCCATCACCGGCATGCGCGGCGCACCACATCTCTATTTCAGTGACCACTTAGCGTTCATTGAGAATGAGATTAGTGACTACTACTGGAAGAAGAACGACAAAGTTGATGATGACATTCCAGTAGACAAAAACGACCATGCGATGGACTGCACAAAGTATCTACTGACAGAGCGGCCGAGGCTTGCTACATTCGTTGGGTTGCGGACAGACCCGCCCAAATGGACCAAGTGGCATGAGATTGAGCAACAAGAAAACAACAGAGCATTGCCGAGGCACCGATGAGTGGCACTGACCCGCGCTTGCAGTTACCGCAGGAAGATGTTGTAGAAGTTGATCCCATGGCTGATGCGTTGAAGCGCATTGGCCTGAGTGATGAACCTGCGCCTAAGAAGCAGGAACCTGTTTACAAGATGCGCGGTGACACACGCATCCCTGTGTCTAAGGCGCGTGGTTCTACATGGCGCCAGCGTCGTGACGTGTGCTTGAAGAGCATGGAGAGCGTCAAGGATGCGTGGCAAGAAGCCATGTCATACTACAACCAAGATCAAGCTGCGCATCGTGAAGGTGGTGCAGGCATCACGGCAGGCAACCGCTACCAAGCGCGCAAGATCAACGACAAGATCAGTGCATCTGAGAACATTGTCTTCTCGAACATCCGTGCGAAGGTGCCTGAGCTATACGCTAAGAACCCGATGATTAGTGCAACTGCACAGCCAATGCGTGAGGCGTCCGGTGCGTTGACAGGTGCACAGGTCACTGCGCCTGCAAGCAATGAGACACTGCCTGAGCGGCGTGCGCGTGCAGTTGAGAAGCTTGTCAACGTGCTGTTCACCATGAAAGCAAAGCCTGGTGTTAACTTAAAGCCAAAGGTAAAGAAGGGCATCACTACAACACTGCTCACCAACCGTGTGTGGTTTGAGTGTGGTTACACCAACAAGACAGAGAGCAGCGAGCAAGCGTTCAAAGACTTGCAAGATGCTAGCAAGCGGTTAGAGGAAGCTAAGACGAAGCAAGAGATTGAAGAGGCTGAGGGCATCTTGCTTGCACTTGAAGAGAAGATTGAATTCGTAACTCCTGGTGGGCCATGGGTTGCAGTGCGTGACCCTCGTGATGTGTTGGTTGATCCCAACAGTGTTGATCCGTGGCTGAGTGATGCAAACTGGGTGATGATTGCAGGCATGTTGCCTACGTCATACATCAAAGCAGTGTTTGCTACGAAGAACAAGGATGAAGACAAGAGCATCTATGAGCCGACGCACATTCTTGATGGCGATAGTCAATCAGATCAAGAGCGCATGTCGCTGTTCAAGAACGAGACTGACTTCGAGAAGGCTGGTTACGGTGATCAAGCTAGCTACGACCGCGCCAAGCGCACGAAAGTATGGTATGTATGGGATCGTGTGACTCGTCGTGTAGAGTTATACAATGACAAGAATTGGAGTTGGCCGCTATGGGTATGGGATGATCCTACACAGCTTGTAGGCTTCTTCCCTATCACACCGCTATACTTCTACGAGAGTCCTGACAACTGCTTCACCAAAGGTGAGACAAGCTACGTTCTCGACCAGCAGGACATGATTAACGAGATTGTAGACAACCAGCGGCGTGCATTGTCATGGACGCGGCGCAACACTTTCTTCAATCAGAACAAGATCAAGAAGGAAGATGCACAGAAGGTGTTACTTGGTGCAGGAGACACTTGCGAAGGTGTAGATGTGCCAGAGGGTGCAAAGCTAAGTGACTTGATCTTCACCATCCCGCCGCCAAGTGCGCAGTTTGCTGAGCTATTCGACAAGTCTGGCTTACTTGCTGCTGTTGATCGCATCTATGCTACGAACGAGGGCGTGCGTGGTGGGCAGTTCAAGACTAACACAACCAATGGTGCCATCGACTACTATGCAACCATGGGCAACACACGTAACGATGAGAAGTTAGACGCAATCGAAGACTGCATTGGTGAAGTTGGTTGGAAGATTGCACAACTCTGCATGAACAACATGCCTGCTGAGGAAGTGCAGCAACTCACTAACCTAGACGTGAGTGAGTTTTGGGGACCAATGGATCAGAAGACTGACCTAGGCACAATGTCTATCACTTGTGTTGGCGGCTCGACACAGAAGAGCACAGCACAGCAGAAAAAGAAGAACGCACTTGAGATGGCGCAAGTGCTGTCTCAATTCGTCAAGGCTGCGCCGAGTGCCTCGCTTAAAGTAGTGTTGAAGATGTTTGGTGAAGCGTTCGATGACATCAACATCACTGCGGAGGATTGGGAAGCTATCGACGCAGAGATACAAATGCAAGCTGGCGGTGGTGAAGCTGCTGGTCCTGGCGGGATGCCTGCAACAGTGAGCAGCGGTGGCAACCCGAAAGAGATTATGATTAAGTTTGCACAGATGCTACAGCAGATGCCTCCCGAGGCTGTTGCTGCTATTGGTCAAGCATTGGCGTCAGGTATACCGCCAATGGAGATCGTTAAGCGAGTGTTGCAAGGACAGCAGGCGCAACCTGTTGCTGCACCACAAGAAGGAGCTACACAGCCATGAGCGATACACTTACCGACCTGATGAGCAAAATCCCTGGGGATGATGATGCGGTTGACAACACGAGTGACACGTCAACAGAGCAAGCAACAGACACAGGAACCTCCACAGGTGGAGAAGCTGATGCACAGGCTGGTGCAGCAAGCACGGATGCTGCATCACGCGCAACAGCAGATGCGGCAGCAGGAACGACTCAACAAGCGGCTGGGGCTGCCACACAAGCGGCGCCCGCAGGCCGAGTAACTAAGTTAGGCAATGGATTAGAAATCCGACCTGACCCTGCCAACCCGAAGAATAGCATCCTTGTTGATCCACGCACAGGCGCAACTGTTGCAGCTAATGCAATGGAAGTGCGCAACTACAAGGCTATTCAGAAGGAGAACCAAACCTATCAGCAAGAAGTAACTACACTCCGCGCACAGGTGCAAGCTTACGAGCAGGCAACTACCTACGCGCGTGAGCAGGGACTGACACCAGAACACCAGCTTACTGCTGTGCGCATCATGGGTGACTTCCTCAAAGACCCTGGTGGCACACTTGGTAAGTTGGTAGCAGAGATGCAGGCTGCGGGGCATGAGTTGCCATTCATGCAACAGGCAGGCATCTCGCCTAAGGTGCTTGAACAGATCATTGACAAGCGCCTTGCACCACTCACTGCACAGCAGCAGCAGCACACAGAGCAGGCTGCGATAGACACGGCTGCGCAAGAACAGCTTGACAACTTCTTGATGGCCCATCAAGATGCCACCAACAACATTCCCTTCCTCGGCTACATCTTGGAGAAGGGGGGTGCGACTACCTACGAAGGTGCCTACATCACAATGTTGAAGTGGTGTGCGCAGAATAAGTTAGATCATACGCAACCGCTAGAGCCGCAGATTGAGGCTCGACGCGCAGCAGCCGCTAAGCCTACCGGAGCTACATCCGAGCCTGTAACCGCTGGACCCCGCACACCGTTGCCAAATGGCCGCAATGCACTAGATGTTGGTGCACAGAGCACCGCAGAAGCAGCGCAACGTGATGGGTTATACAGTGAGCACATGAGTTGGGAAGATATTGTCCGCCACGGGATGCGTGAAGCGGGCTATATTCAATAGCAATGGAAAGGTAATAGCAAATGGCTACTGGAACAGTTGTTCCGTCGGTTCAGACGGTCATCCACAGCACACTCACTAAGTCTCGCAAGAAGCTCGTAATGGCTAGCGCCATGAGCAATGCCTTGCAGGCGTGGGTGTTTGCAAACGATCGCGTTGAGTATGAGTCGGGTGGTTGGAACATCACCAATCCGCTCACTGTTGGGCGCAACCCCAACGTTGGCACGTATCGTTACTACGACTCCGTGCCTGTTGGCCAGACCAACGAATTCGACACTGTTGAGTATGGTTGGTCGCGCTTCGCTGGTAGCGTCATCATCTCCGATCAGGAAGAAGATGAGAACCGTGGTGACACGGCCATCTTCAAGCTGATGAAAGAGAAGATGAATGTGCTTGAAGAGAGCATCAAAGAGAAGTTCTCTGACTATCTCTTCGCTGCTGGTGGTGGCACTGATCCGCTTGGCATGTTGTCGCTGATCCCTGCGAACCCGAACACTGGCATACTTGGCGGCATCAACCGTGCTACACAGACGCAGTGGCGCACTAGTGCGTATGTGTTTGCTGGTGGCATGGACAGCACCAACATTGAAGAAGTCTATGATGATATCCTCATGGACCTCACACTGAATGGTGACAAGCCTAACCTCATCCTCAGTGGCCGCAACAACTACCGCATCTATCGACAGGCGGTGCGTGATAAGTTCACCATGCCGTTGAACAGCGGCAAGGCTGGCAAGCGCATGTTCGACCTGGGCTTTGAGGGCGTGTTGCACAACAACGTGCCTATCCTCTACGACGAGAAGTGCCCGGTTGACAGCAGCTACTTCATCAATGACAAATATCTGCGGCTGCATGTGCTTGAGCATGTGAACATGCGCACCAAGAAGCTGGTTGCACCCTGGAACACTGACCAGAGCGGCAGCCGCGTGGTGTGGCAGGGTCAGTGGTGCATGTGGAAGGCGTTTCGCACACACGCCGTAGTGACAAACTAAGGAGCAACAGCAATGAGTGGACACATGCAAGGTGCATTCGGCTTGCATCAGCAGGTTGAATTCATCCCCGGCCCGCACAAAGTGCCTGCCTCGTGGATTGACGCAAAAGAAGTGAAGATTGTGCTGCCTAATGGCGACACACGCACGCGTCACGTCAACAAGGTTGTGCATGGTGAGCGTGAAGTTGAGGGGGTGTATATGGTATACTTCCCTCGTGGTCACAGCATCTGCGTTGCGAGCGATGACACTGCCACAATCGCCAAGCTCGGCCTTACGCAAGAGGCCGCGCTTGTTGACTACGCTGGCGAAGGCGGCATTGAGCTAGACAACGGTACCCCGCGCACCCCGAAGCAAGCTGTTGCTGCTGCACTCGCCCGCCGTGGTGGTCGGCAGGGTGGACTTACTGAATTGAAAGGAGAGTAACCGATGGCCGTTCTGCAAACAGTTCCGAGTTTCTTCCCGCCGCGCATCTCGCAGTATGTGCCTGCGATGCGTTACTTCTCTGCGGTGAATGACATTGGAGACACGCGCATCACGTTTGGTGCGCCTGTTGTCAATGCATCCACAGGCATCCTGCCGTCTACCAGCATCAATGCTGCGGGCAGTGTGCAGGCAAGCGGTCTGACATTGGCAACAATGCCTGAGCCGTATGGCCGTTGTGTGCAGGTGGTTGCTGATGGCACTGCAACTAGCATCGTCACTGTTGATGGGTATGATTACTTAGGTCAAGCAGTGACCGAAGTGCTCACACTTGCTAGTGCTGTGGCTGTGCAAGGCAACAAGGCGTTCAAGCGCATTCGCCAAATCACATGGGCGCTGACTGCCTCGCGCAGCATCACCATGGGGCCTGGGACGCGTCTTGGTCTGCCGTTCAAGGGCGCGCGTGTTGTGACAGAAGAGTTTGCGCAGGCTCCTGTTGCTACACTCGGCACACTCACCGCGCCTGTGCTGACTGCTGGCACCAGCACGAGCGTTGATCCGCGCGGCCTTTACACTCCGCAAAGCACGCTCAATGGCACCAGCGAGTTGACTGCAACATTCATGTTCAACAATGATGTTGACACGTCAAACAATGGTGGGTTGCACGGGATGCCGCACTACTCCGCGTAAGTGGCATTACGGCACCATTGTCAGAGAGGCAGCATGGGCTCCACATGTTGCCTCTCGCTTTGCTTTGAGGAATAGATGGCAAACACAGTAGCACAGCTAGGACAAATGGTGCTCAATCGGTTGAGCATTGTGCCTGGTTTGTCTCAGCAAACGTATGCATCGCCACGCATCACTCAAGCAATTGAGGATGCGATTGTGTTTTGCATGGATGAGACTAGATGGATCACATACGTTAAGACAGTCACTGTGCCTGTGGTCAATGGTTTGTTGACTGGTTCACTGGTTGGTGCACGCGGCTTGTTCGTTGACAACACTGCGGACATTGTTGCTATCTTTGCTGGGGATGGGCGACGTAAGCTGTCTCAGTGGAACCTGCTCGCAAATCCTAACAACGTTGGTGGTGTGGGGCGCATCTTCTTCCAGCCAGACAATGATGTTGCGCATCGACCATTCATCATCATCCCTCCCACATACACAGACAACGTGACAGTGGTTACGTATGTGCGGCCACTCATTCCACTTAGCGATGCTGATGTAATCCATCTCGATGCTACGATGGTGTCGCTTGGCGCAACATACTTCGTTGCTGCGGGCGACAGCATCTCTAGCGGTGACACGTCACGCTTGCAGTCTATGTTCCATGCACGCATGCGGCAGTGCGTGAAGTCGAACGAAGAGCAGAGCTTTGCGCTTGATCCCACCACAGACGGTGGCACAGACATTTGGTGGACCCCGCCCTAATGCTTGAAATCAACTCATTCGGCAATCCCCGCGCGCATCAAGATGAGTTGCGTGATGCCACTGTCAGGAAGTTTGACGGTGGGTGGAATGTTGTTGACAATGATCTCAACATGGATACCAAGTTTGCTAAAGTGCTCGACAACTTCGAGCGTGACCCAGATGGCAACCTCTCGTTGCGTCCAGGGACTCAGTTGTTCAGCCTTGTAGATGTTGACGTATCTGACATCACCAACTGTACATACTTCAACAACCTTATAGTCACAACACGCTACAGCGGCGCCATTTGCTTCACTGATGAGGCAGGTGTGACAACCTTTGCGCCTCTTGCACCTGACACAGTGTATTGGCCACTAGGCAATCTGTTCACCAACTTCAACACGTTCGCAGACAAGTTGATGATACATGATGGCATCAACAAGCCACTCACCATCTCTGGTGATCCTGTTGATCCTCTGTTCCGTCAAGTCACATACCTCGTAGATGCTGGCACAGGCAGCAATGTCAATGTGCCTATTGGTGCGTTTGGCTGCACGCACGGCGAGTATCACGTCATTGCAGGCAGCCCCGCGAAGCCTAGCACAATCTTCATCTCTGCACGGCGTGCACCTGGGACGTTTGTAGGGGACCCTGCACCCAATGACGCTATTGAGCTAGACCTTGGGCCACGCGTTGCGTTGGGTAGCTCTGCGATCACTGGCCTGCTGTCACATCGTGATCGGCTGATTGTGTGCTTTGCTCAGGGCGTGCTGCCTATGACACTCGGCATCTATGCCGGCACGCCGAGTGTGCACACGCCAACAGATGATGGCTTTGTGCAAAACTTTGGGTGTGTAAGTCACCGCTCATTACTGTCTGTTGGTGAGAATGCACTATTCGCTGACTCTGTCGGCGTAGTTGGCTTGCGTCGCTCGACATTCAGCACAACAAACCTAAAGCCTGACAGGGCTAGCTTCCTCATTGACCCTGAGACAACAGCAACGCTGCGTGAGTTAGTGAACACGGGCGGTGGGCAACTCATTCACTCTGTCTATGACCTGAGCAACAAGCGTTACCTGTTGTTTGTGCCTCGGTTCGCTGACACAGGCGAGTTGCTTGAGAGTGTGTGCTACAGCTATACAATCATCCCTAGCCTGAAAGTCGCTGCATGGGCGCGGCTCACTGGCTGGAAGTGGTCGTGTGCGTGTCGCACTGCGTTGCAGAACATCATCTTCTGCGCCAACAACAAGATGTATAAGTATAGCATCAACAGTGACAACCATGCAGACTTCCTTGGGGATGATGACCATGAAGCTGGCGCGGGTGTTGCTATCAATGGCGTATGGGAGATGCCGTGGGCAGACTTCAACGCGCGCCGCAAGAAGAAGCGCAGCAAGTTTGTAGCACTCGAAACTGAGGGCACAGCGCCGTTCACTCTCGACATGTATGTTGATAGGATACGCACAGATGGCTCAGGCAATGATGCACCGCTTATGTCAATGGAATTCGTTGGTGGCAGTGTTGGAGGCTACGGCACCGCTCCTTATGGCATTGGCCCTTACGGCAGCGGGCGCCTGACACAAGATGAGCGGCTAAGAGGTTGGGAGTGTGAGTTCAACTTGATGAAGTTGCGCGTCGTAGCAACAACGAAACTGCCACTCAAGTTCATCAGTGTCTCAATACTCTACCTGCTTGGCACGTTTAGGAGATAATCATGGCACTTACGCCAATCCTGCGGCTAGAGAAGCCCGACTACAACGCTAGTGGTTGGGATGTGCCTACTAATGACAACTGGGACAAGATTGATGCAGCGTTTGCTCAGTTCGTCGCAACGGCCAACATCCGAGGCTTTTGGGAAAACAGCACAGCGTATGCTGTAGATAATATAGTCACTGACGAAACTACCATCGTGACTTATGTCTCTAAGGTTGCGCACATATCTGCTGTATCGCCAGCTACGTTCGCTGATGACCGTGCTGCAAACCCAACGTATTGGGAAGCGTTAGACACCGCACAAGCATATGCATATACGGCGCGCGTGGCTGCTGTGGCTGCTGCTGCATCTGCGACTGCGGCATCTACGCACGCAACCAATGCATTCACATTTGCCACAGCAGCATCGACAAGTGCTGGTGACGCAGCCGCACAGGCAGGCAGTGCTGCAAGCAGTGCCATCTTAGCTGCGCAGTATAGTGCTGCGCCCATGATGAACCGCAACAAGATGGTTAATGGCAGCTTCTTCGTGTGGCAAACAGATGTCACCTTCGCTGCTGATGGCTTCATCTGTGACATGTGGCAAGCGGACAACATCACAGCAGTTGATCAATCAAGTGATGCGCCTGTCGGCTTTACTTACTCGTGTCAGGTCGCAGGCACAACTACTCCGTCGATCATTCACAATATTGAAAGTAGCGTTGCGCTCACACTAGCTAATGACGAAGCTATCTTCTCCATCTGGTTGAAGAATGTCATTGGCTCCACAGCACTTGAATGCGTTATCAACATCCCTGATGTGATTGATGACTTCACTGCTGTCACGCAGCTTGGTGCTGTGCAAATCTTTGCTGCGCCTACAGGCTCATGGACTCGTGTGCAGTTCTTGCGTCTGCTGCCTGCTACTGCTGCGCGTGGGCTGCAAATCGTCTGGCGTCGTGCAGCAGGCACAACAACTACACGTTATGCAGGCGCACAAGCAGAGACATCGGTTGCTGGCGTAGCTACGCTCAATGAGTATGTCTTGCCGAGCACAGAATTTTTGGCTTGCCAGCGATACTATCAGCGGATAAACTACAGCTACGTCCGCAACATGGCGATAGCAGAAGTTAACTTGGTCACTGAGCAAATTCCATTGATGCGCACAGCGCCAACGCTAACTGTCATTAACACAGGCAGCCCTGTGAACGTCACGTCGATGATTGTTGATACAATCAGTGAGAGTGCTGTCACCATTGCCATCACTGCTACGGCGGCTGCTGCTACGTCTGTTGACAACGCTGTTATCGAGATCGACGCACGGCTGTATTAGGTGAACAGATGCTAGAGCCGTTCAAACAAGAGCACCAAGATGAGCTAATGCTGTTGCTGCGTGAGTTTCACAAAGAGGCCCGCATGTATAAGGATGAACCATTCGATGAGTCGATCGTGGCGAGTTACTTCCAACATTGCATTGCTTCTAGTGACGGCTTTGGCGTGGTATGGCGTAGTAGCAATGGTGAGATTGCTGGCTTCATTGCTGGATTGATTGTGCCTTCCCTGTTCAACTCTGGCAAGCTGAGTGAAGACTTGTCTTTGTATATCTTACCTGCATACCGCAAGAAGGCTGGCATTGCTGTGCAACTTGTGAACGCATATGTGGAGTGGGCACGTAGCTGCGGTGTGAAGGACAAATTCATCCGCATCAGTGTCAGTGCAGGTGTTGATAACAACAGCGCAGGCAACTTCTTAGAGAGGCTAGGCTTCTCGGAAGTTGGCCGCAGCTATGCGTTAGGGAGTGTGTGAGATGTGTGGTGGTGGAGCCAAAGGAGCCGCACCGACAGCGCAATACGTTGATCCGGTGACAGGCAAATCTTTCTGGAAGAGTGATGACCTTAACCTTGCGATCAATGGGCGTGAGGAACGGCAGCGACAAGATGAAGCATCTGCAAAGGCAGCGGCCGAGGCAAAGGCTGCGCAAGAGCGAGCAGATGCACAGACGAAGTTCAACACTGCGCGCGGGGCTGCGTTCGACTATGGCCGCACTAGTGCGCAAGATTACTTCGTCAACCAAGGTGTTGATCCTGAAAGCTACATGAGTCAAATCGACCAAGCGCTGCACGGCATCAACATGACGATCCCTGACCTTGACCCCAACCCAGGAGGCTACTTTGCAAAAAATCCCGGCATCGACATCTTCACCAATGCTCAGCAGGGAGCGCAAAGCAAAGCAATCACTGGACTTAACCAAGTGTTCGGTGGCGACGACTTTGCTACTAAACTTCTTGGCGATGATCTTCTTGATCCAACAGTTGACAAGCTCACCGATGAGCGGTTCAACCCCCTCTACTCGCAACTCGATATCGCCAGGAAGCGTGGAACACTCAACGATGTTGGGTTCTCTGCGGCATTAGACAAGTTCAACACAGACAAAGGCACCGCACGGAGCACTATCCGTAACGCTGCATCAACCGAGTTAACGAATGATCGTGCAGCGTTGAAGGGCATTAAAAATGAAGGACTTACTTCCGCAAGTAATCTCCGGCTTGGAGACAGTAATCTCTTTGATCCATCGTCATATTTCTCTCAAGCTCAGGGGCAAGCCGACCGTGAGCGAGGGTCGTTCTTCGATGATGTTGGCAACGCTCTTGTTGGCACTGAGTTCTCTAATCTTACTGATCTGCTCAACGCTGGTGGCGCTGTGCAAGGCGGGATGAACCCAACAGCAGGCAATCCAGGCGGCGCTACTAGCAGCGTTGGTGGGGTTGATGATGCTGCGCTAAGTGAGTTGCGCAAGCGCCGCCAGTTGGCTAATCAGGGGGCATTCTAATGTGCACAACATTAGCTACTGCTGCGCCAATCATCGGTGCAGCAGGCAGTGCTGGTGGTGCGCTTGCTAGTGCCTTTGGCAACAAAGACAAGGGGCAGAGCGCAGCCATCCAAGGGATGCAACAGCGCAGTGAAGCTGATCGCATTGCACAGATGGCTATGCAACGTGAAGCACAGCGACGCGCTGAGGCAGGCACGCGAGATAGTGAGGGCAACACCACATCGTATAACAAAGCAGGCAACTTTTGGGAGAGTGAGCTTGGTGAACGTGATGCAACAGTAAAACATGCTGCTGATGCTGCATCTGTGCGGCGCAACACAGTCGATGCGCCTATGGTCACGCAGGCTAACATCCAGGCAGGGACGAATGACGCTGTTCGCCAGCGTGGACAGAACGCAGCCGTCAATGAGTTGACGACGTTTCAGTTGCCGACAGAAGGTGAGGGTATTGCCAGTGCACAACAAGACACCATCACAGCCAACCGTGAGGCAACTAGGCCGGTTGTCGCAGATATTACTCGACAATTCGCGCGTCAAGGCACGGCCGCGGGGCCAGTTCTTAGCAACGTGTTACGTGGCTCGACAGAAAACCTGCGTCGCGGGTTACAACGTGATCGTGCATCAGGGGGCGGAGGTGTTGGTGGCGGCGGGGGTGGACGCAACGCAGCATTAGTGCAGCGGCTTGCTGCATTGAATGGGCGTGCGTCGATAGAGACACCGAGCATCACACCCAATACAACACCGAGCATGACACCAATGCTGGCACAGCGTGCGGCTAGACTTGGTGATGCCATGTCGCGTGGTGCAGCAGGCATTCCGCAGAGTAGCTACGCAGGCAATGAGACAGCGAAACTTGCTGCACTGTATGGCGGCAATGACAACCGCTTGGCATCGAGCATCTTTGCTGGTGGTGCTGGTGTTGCTAATCTAGTGGATCAATTGAGCAAGTTGTTCACCAGCAGCGGCGGCGGCACATCTGCAATGCCTGCGCAAGAGTATGAAGACTTCATGACTGCACTGCGTGGAGGGGCTCCGTAATGGTGCAAATCACACAACCACTCAGCGGCGCCTATGATCCGTGGCCTGTTGAGGGACAACTTGCTCAACGGATTGACAATCCGCAGAGCCCCAACGCTATGCGGATGCTGATGGGTTACATCAACCAACGACAGATGAACAACTCACAGCAGCAAGGTCAGCAACAGCAGGTGTTGGGAATGCAGGCGCAGGCTATGCAGGCTGAGCAGCAGCAGCACAGAGCTAAGACACTTGTTGATATACTCAGGGGTGCGAGTGAGAGTCCTGGGGCTGCACAGGCTTACATGGGAAGCACAATTGCGCGGCCGTATCTTGAAGGCGTTGACTTAGCGCCAGTTGAGGCTAGTGCGAGGCTTGCTGCTAGCTCTAAAGCAATTGGTGATCTTGGCCGTGGTGGTATGGCAGGTTACTTTGTTGATCCTGGCGCAGTGTCGCAGAGCACCGGACTGCCTGTGCATATGGGGCAGGCGCCAATTGTGCAGGCTGCGGCATTGCGTGCGGCAGGCAGCGGCGGTGGCAACAACAGTGATGGACCAAGGATTAACTTCCCTATGCCTCCTGCTAGTGGCCTAACGCCGACACCACAAGAAATCATGTCACCCACCACTGTCTCACTAAAGCTGCGTCCTGGCGAGACACCAGATCAAGCGCGTGCGCGTGCTATTAGTGGCGGTGCGCCATCTGTGATGAACAATGCGCCCGCGCGTCCTCCCGCAGCTACAGCTACACCACAGAGCAGCGCATCTGCAACCACAACACAGACTAACGGCACCAACACACAGCAAGTGCAGGGACGTGCTATTAAGGCATTGAATGACTTGCTATCTAGCAACCGTGGCGGCCATCGCGACGTGATTGCTGGCTCACGTAATGGACAGCCTAACGTCATCAGTGTTGGTGATGGCGTGTTCATGCAAGGTGCGAGTGGCACTCTATATCCGGTGCAGTGATGAGCGAGTCCTTCAAGCTAACGCCTGATGAAGAAGAATTGTATGGCATCAACCAACCATACAAGTCGATTGGTCAATGGCTGCGCACAACAGGTCGTGGCGCTGTCGAAGGTGTAATACCTGCGGCAGTGTCGATGGTTAAGACTGACCCAAGCCAAGAAGGTGTAGCTCGCGCTGTGCCTGGAAGCCTTGCATCAGCCTACAATATGGTATCGAGCATCAAAGACCTTGTGCAAATGGTGCCGAGGCTTGATCCGTTTGGTGCATTAGGTGAACGGCAACCAATCAAGTTGCCTGGCGAGGATGCATCGCGTGAGATAACGCGCAATGTTGCTGCAAATGCTGTCAGAGACTACGCACCTACGGCAGAGACACCAGAGCAAGCGACAGCACAACGTGTTGTTGCTGAAACCTTCATGGGTGGGCCGCCTGTTGGTGGGTTGGTGCGCAACTTACCTACTGCTGCGCGTGAAGCTGTGCAGTGGTTAGCACCTGCAATGGCGTTTCCTAAACTCACATTAGGAGTTAACTCTGCTGTAGAGGCGATGAAGGATGACGGTGGTAGCGGCGCCACGCACGTAGCTGATGCTGGTAGCGGAGTCACACTCCCTGCACCATCTCTCACGTCACCTGCACAAGCCGCCACGCAGCCCACGCAGCCAACACAGCCTACACAACCAACTGCCAATCCACAAGACATCCCTGCGCCACTTCAACCAGTTGAAGAACAAAGGATGGACTATGACCCATCAACAGGGCTTGTTGTTCCCTATACACCAGACGGAACAAGCAACTGGACTAATGCAAGCATGTTGGCTGCGGGATTTGCTACACTTGCGCTCGCAGCAGGCAGCAGGCAAGCAGCAACAGTGCTGCGCCAGCGACAGCTTGCAAAGTTCCCAGCGTTATCAGCAGAGCTTAATTCCCAGCTTGGAGGCATTACTGCCCCCACAGTTGCGGCTCCCATTCCAGGAGTTTTGGCAACTGATCGTGCGGCAGCGACGCTGCTAGATGCAAGTGCGCCGTTGAAGCGGTTTGCTGATGCGGTTGAGACAACGCCGCAAGCGGCGGCAGCACTAGAAGATAAGGTAGCTCTGCTTAAAGACAAGGGCGTATTCGCCGGCAGGTTGCAGAGCTTTGCTAACACAGGCATTGATGACACAACTAACTTCCGCATGCTGCCGTGGCAGAAGCATTGGGAGAAAACTGCTACACTGGATGATGCAGGCAAGCAGCACTACACGCTCGCACGCAATGCTGCGGATGAGTTAGAGAACCGTGCGCGTGCTGCTGGTGTGGCACACAACTTCCCATTGCATGATGATGCAAAGCTAAAGCAGATTGTTGTTGATGCACGCAATGATCCAGCAGTTGCTGCATTGCTTGATGAGCGGCGTGTGATGAGTGACCAGATGGTTGACTTCATGCAGGCGCGCGGCATGCTCACACGAGCCGATGCAGCGCGACTGAAAAATGCACACAGAGACTTCCTGCCGAGTAGTGACGCCAAAGGCATCATTGATAACCCGCTGTCATCGCGCGACACAACTCCGCTTGCGGGGCTTGACTCAATCCGCATGCCTGCGTGGGAGTTAGATAAGCAGCATTTTGAGGCTATCTTCCGTGCGGCTGAGCACAATGACCTAGTGACTTCACTAGTTAAGCCTGGGCTAGCGTTTCAGGTGCGTGATCCACGCAATGCGAAGTTGTTTGAACAGGTTGCTAGCAAGACAGACAACTTCACAATACCTTACCGCGAGGCGGGGCAACTGAAGTATGTGAAGGTAAACTCGCCTGAGTTGTATCACTGGATTGAAGGTGGCCCTACGCAACTGAGCAGCTTTGGTGGTGCAATGAATTACTTGCGCCACATGATGCAGACGGGAACGCTTGGCCCGTGGGCTGCTATGTTGGGCAATGTTGCTGCGCCGAAGCTCGGCATCTACAATGGGCTGATTTCGTCTGTGACGCGGCCACAAGGCACCAGCTATGGCTTGCTGGACGCCGGCGCACAATGGCTGGGGTTCAAGCCCGGCATCCCTGGTGACTTGACTGGCGTGGCGCTAGGGCAGCCTTACGCCGTGGCCGCTGATGCACTGGCATTGGGCGCGCGAGCCGCCAGTGAGGCACTAGAGCCGGGCGCTGGCCGCATCTCCGCAATGCTGCGCAACACGTTTGGTGATGCCGCAATCAACACAGTGCAGAACAACCTAGAACGCAGATACGCTACAAGTGTCATGGCTGAGCGGCGCGCTGCTGGCAACATCGGCAGTGCAGGGCAAGCGAGCACTGAGTTGCCTAACATCCAGCCAGGAGCAGCACAACGAGATGCAAGTGTGCTGAACAACATGGTGCCTGAGTTGTTTCGTAGCAACAATCCCAAGATTGGCAACATTGAGGTGCCTATTGGGAAGGTTATGCCAACATTCATCAAAGTGAATGAGTTGCTGCATAATGTGCACAGGTTGATGACTGAGAGCCATGCGAGTCATTACTATCGCATGAACCGCAGCAATGTGCCACGCAACAAGTTGAACAGAGAGACACGCAGACTAACTGGCAACATCAGTGATGAAGGCAGTGGCAAGGTTGCGCAGGCTGTCAGCAACTACATCCCGTGGGGCAATGCCGCTGTGCAGGGTGGTAGACGTATGGCAGCCGTTGCAGCAGATCATCCGTTTCAAGTAGCAAGCGGCCTGACAACTGCGGTTGGTGTGCCTGCACTTGCAGCAGTGTTCTTGGCTATGTCTCGTGGCCCTGAGTTTGTCAATCACTTAGAGAATGAGTTAAACTCTGAGCAGTTTGGCCAGCGCGTTGTGATGCACACAGGCGAGACGCCAGACCAATACAGCTACATCACACTGCCGCAGGAATTTCGTGGCCCGTTTGCTGCTGCCATGAGTATGGCGTTTGACTTGTTAGGCAATCCTGCTGATCCTGAGATACGGCGCATGTCGCTTGCAGGGATGGCAGACTTCTTCCGCAATGAGGTGTCAACTGAGAACCAGAATAGAGTTATGCATGGCTTAGCCAGCCCACTCACACTCGGCTTGCCGCCCGCTGCTGATGCATTGCTTGCTGCAACAGGTAAGAACGTCCCCAATGATTGGTTAGCGCGCGGCATTGAGGGCAAGCCTACACTGACTAACACAACTGGTCAGCGCAGCATACCGAACGTGGATAAGCAGATTGATCCACTGACAGAGAGTGAGCATGGTGGGATGTTCAAGGACATTGTCTCTGCACTCTTTGGTGGTGTTGCTGTCAATGCGTTTGCACTGGCTACGACATACAACAACACGCGTAAGTGGACAGATGACAAAGCCTTCGCTGTGATGAATGTGCTAGACAACATCGGTGAGAACCTGAAAAGCAGTGTGCCGTTTGCCAACAACATGGTGTGGCAACAGAGCATGCTGCTCAGCACTGCCTCACCTGCTGCTGACAGAGTGAATGCTAAGACACAAGCAATGCAGAAGCTGACAGGTGTGCGCAGTGATGTGCGAGATGAGGGCTACACGCGTAGCCGTGGGTTGAGCCTGCCTATGGCACCAGACCAAGCGCACGAGGTGCCTACAGACCCTACCATGTTCTCGTTATACGTGGTGCTTGGTAAGCTCGGCCCCAAGATTGCGCAGCAAGTGGCACCAGCAACTGACATCCGCAAGCAGATGGATGCAGCGCGCAATGGCGGCTATGATCCACAGACACAGCGAGAGATCGTCAACACACTCAACAGGCAGTATCAACAAAAAATGCGCGCAGTTGATGAACAACTGCGCGCATTTGAGGGGCATTTGAGTCAGATGGTTGGCAAGCGTGTGGAGATTGACAAGATTGATTTCCGCAAGGGACCTGAGCAGTTCACTGCCCCAAATGTTGAGTGACTTCTTCTAGCATACCCTTCGTGGTGAGCAGCTTTGTAGCAATGAGTTGCTCAGTGGGCCTGCCTGCGCCAGCGTGAGCTAACTCCACTCGCCTGATGTAACCTAACTCATGCAGCACATCAACAGTAGCCGAGAATTCAGCATTGTTGATGTGTTTGCGCACACGCAGATACATCTGGCTGCGTGAGACGCCTGTGCCGCCGCCATGCAGCAGTGCACTGCGCATCTCTGTGATGGCTTGCATCCATTTGCTGCGTTCACCAGTGCCAGAGAAGATGCCAACAGCATCATGCTTGACTGTGGTGATGAGTGCTATGGCTGCGTGCACATGTTTGTGTTGAATGACATAGCTGCCATCATTTATACACAAGAGGCAGGCTGCTCGAAGGACATGTGCATCTTCTCTGCTCTCGAAACTAGCTGAGAATGCGTCAAGACTTGTCCGTCGTTTGTTATACCATTTAGTGAAAAGAACCAATCCGGCATCGTTAATTGTGATCGCTTGATTGGCTTCACAACCTTTCCGCACAGCCGCAAATCGTGCAGCCATAGTTTCGTGAAGATTAGCAAGTTGTTGTGTGTCAGTGGTAGGCCAGGCAATTCTTTTCTTGGGTTTGTCTGAGGCAATGAATAGACAGCGCGAAGTGAAACCTCCTTCAATAACGTTGGGGTTAACTGATCGAAGTAACCATGCGGGTGTCGATGCTGCCAGGAAACTGACCCAGACTTCCCGTAAGGCGTAGCCGTGACGTGTGATCCCACCCCCGCCTGCATTGTAAGCCGGACAATCGTAATAGTCAGTGAGTAGCGCTGGCATACTAGCTTTATATTTCTCTGTTCCAAGAAAGGTCGCAAGCTCGCTAATAGCGATTGCACATCTGGCAGTTCCATGCTCACTGCTCCATCCTCCTAGCAGTTCTGTGAAACGTTCGGGGTTCGTTTGGCCAGTGAGGAAGTTCATGCGCGTATCGTCACGCATAAACTCCTGACCAAGCTGCTGCACTGTCTTGATGTTTGCTGACTTACGCGTGATGCCGCTGTCAGCGACGAGTATAGCGTAGATGTTGAGGAACACTGGCGCCCGTGGGCGTGCTACGTATGTGTCACGCCCACACGCAAGAGACAGCATCCACATACCGCTCCAAAAGTCGTATGCTTCTGCTGTCTCTGTGTCTGACATGTATTGCATGTAATCATGCAGGAACGTGTCAGCAGGCACGAGCTTAGTGTAGAGAGACACTAGGCGATGAGGTTGTTGCTGCGAATAACTGCTTCTTCCACTTCGTTGATCTTAGCACGAAGCATGGTGATGAGTTTTGTGCATCGCTCATTTACGGCGTTGAATTCCTCCGCCACACAGCTGATGTTGTTCATGATGACACCTGGTTCCTTTTCAGCAGCACGCGCCGCAATTGGAGGCTGCGGCCCAAACACACGCTCATACTGTGTGTCAAGGATGTCATGCGTAATCTGCGCACGCGCAAGCAGTCCTTCTAACTCAATTACATGCAGACTAAGTTGATTGACGACATTCAGCGCGAATGTAGTTGGCTGTGTTGCTGTCATGAAATCACTCTTCAGGCTGTCAAAGCGTCCGCCGCCAACACCCGCTCTTTGACCTTCTTGATTGTAGACCATTTGTGCATTCCATCTGTTGCAGGTTGTGAGATGCCAAAGTCAGCAGGCACACTCATTGAGTAGCCGTTGATGATGATGGGCTCTTCTGCATACAGCTTAAGCAGACCCATCACCAACTCATTATCCTTCGGCCGGCACATTGCTATGTCAGCATCATGGATGTTGAGCACCATGCGAGCATCAGTAGGCCACCGCGGGTCTTCCTCGGCTTTGTAAATCACGCTTGCTACGTGATCGCCTGCTGTGCTCTGCGGCTTGAACGCAATGATGCTGTCTAGCGTGGTGCTGTCAGGATCAAACCGCTCAAGTAGTATCCATCTGCGTCCGAGTGGCGACCACAACTCTCGTGTGGTCCTAACTTCGTCCACAGTTGCGTCCCACCATCGCTGTATCTCAGGGAATTCTGAATGGTAGAGCGCAAAGTTGCGTTCCGCTTCCCGTAGCTCAAGGTTCGCCGTGACTGCAAGGCGAGGCGCCTGCATTCGATAATTAAGGCCATGTCGGCATCGCTTGGCGATATACCGTATGGTTGGCTTGCCATTAGGGAAGAAATCGAAGGATGGAACGTCATCGTATGCGACCTTGAACAACACACTAGCTAGTGCTCTGTGAGCATCGTAGCTGCCTGGGTTCAACCTAGCACGCTCAAACTGTTCTAGCCACAACTCAATGCGTGCAAAGCATGCAACGTAGCGCGCCTCGATCTGAGCCATGTCGAAGTAGACGAAATTATACCCCTCATCAGCAACGAACATATCTTTGGCACGTTCAGGGATATTTTGTAAATTCAATCCGTTACCCCACATAGTTCCACTAGAGCTTAACCTGCCTGGGGCAGACTGGACTCCTGTTTGCTTATACTCGCATCGGAACCGTCCATCGGTGTCGAGGCGGCTATTGGCGTAGGTGGTGTAGAATTTGTTTTCTTCTGAATAGCTGTCAACTGCATCAAGCACCCTTCTAGCTGCCTCACTGGTTCGAGGATGTGCGCGCATACGCTTTCGATTGTCTTCATCAGTGCTTGTTCCTCGTCCGACAAGCTTGAGCTTGGAGAAATACAAAGCTGCAAGATCGTGCCAGGAGTTTGGATTAAGGGTGTAATCAGGCTCACCAGTTGCTGCCTGCGCCGCTGCAATAACCATTGCTCGTTTTTCAGCAACGACTCCTGCAAGCTCTTCGACAATTCGCTCTTTTCGCTGCACATCTGCCTTCACTCCGCCTACTTGCATCTTGATGAGGTGAGGCTGCAACCGCATCACATGGTTGAAGAAGAATTTGTCTAGGTTCTGCGCACGCAACTCATCGAGCATCTTGAGTGCAGCAATGCGTGTGACTATGCAATCTTTGACATTGTAGTTCCAGAAACTGTCAATCTCGCCAGTCTCTTTCCACTCACTTAGCTCATCTTTGTAGTATGGATAGTCAGTGTATTGCGATGTAAGATACCCCAAACCATGCGGAAGCGAAGGATAGAGAGTGTGGTGCGCGAGCATCGTATCCATCCAGAGTGGCGCAACCTTAGTGCGGTCCTTAAACCACAACCAGCCGGCGTCAAAGCTATTGTTCTGCGCGATGAATTTAATGTCACGGTCGGAGAGAGTCGCTGCGATGTGCTTTCGTAACTCAATCTCTTCTTCGAGCGAATAGACATTCTGGTTGGTTGTGCGGAAGTTGATGCACATACCCTCCGTGTTGCTGTGAGCAAATCCAACACACGCCGTCTCTCCGCCAACGGTCTCGATGTCATACGCGACATAAGTTGGGTTCGCACGTAAGTAATCAAGATACGCGATTGCTTCGTCGTAAGTGGGGTTGATCTTGGCTGTGATTGGTGGCGCATGGAGTTTGCCTTCAATCGCTCGAGTCAACTTGTTCAAGTCGAATTGGAAAGTGATCGCACGGCGAGGCTCTCGTGCGATGTATGCAGGATTGTAGGTCACAACCACAGTGAACGTGCGCTTACGGTGTGTGACTGTGTAGACTGAGCCACGGTGCTTATCAATGCCAGTCTCACCAGTGAGCGCAGTGAGTGCGTAGCCGCCTAACACCAGCACGTATTTGCAGTTAGGCAGCAGTGAAAGCTCATCAAGCAAAAGCTCGCGCCAGTGGTCAAACTCACCACGCGAGACTGGCGCCTTTGGCTTGGAACGCGCAGACTCAGCAGTAATGAGCTTACGCTTGATAACGTTGGTGATGTAGACTTGCTGGCGGGATAGCTTCTCTACACGCAACGCATTCCACAGCAACGCACCGCTGCCACCAATGAGTGGTGTGCGTAGCTGTGTCTCACGCTCGCCAGGAGCCTCAGCAACAACAGCAATGGGAGAGTTGAACAACCCTCCCGCGCCACACTCAAACGGCAACTTCATTGCCTCAACACGAGATTGAAGCATGCTGTTCATCTCTTGGATGCTGGATATAGAGTAGTCAGAGAAGCGTGCGATTACTTCTCCCTGTGCATTCATACTTCCTTGCAGTGGTTGTATCTGTATCACCATATCATACTTCCTTGAGGTCGATGCCTACAGTCATCTTCGTGTAGTAGTTGATCTGCGCTTTGAACATGTCTAGCTCATGTTCATTGAGCAAATCAATCTCAGTGATTTGCTTTGCACTGCCGAGCGTTGACCAATGGCTGCGACTGTCTTTCGAGAAGTCACAGCCAGGGCGATGGAGGCGCCACAGGAAGCAGTTGCGTGGGCCGAAGTATTCAATGATAGGCACTGCTTCGTAGTCAAAGCCGCTATCACTGATAACAGTGAACGGCCCCGGTGCACGGCGCATCAGCTCGATTTGCAGTAACTGGCCAAAGACATCTTTGCCATAGGTTGGCTTCATATAGTCTTCACTCAGTGAGATGAGTGCTTGGCGCCATGACTTACCTAGCAACTCAGGCAACGGCTCATCCTTCAATGCATTGTTGCCACTAAGCTCAAGGTCTTTGTATAACTCAGGCGAGAGATTGAACATCTCCTTCGCAGCTTGCTTGAGGCGTGTGGAGAATTTGCGATGCCGCACGTTGGGCAGCTTCGTCATCATGTATTGTGCAATGGTGTCCTTGCCACTGCGCGGGGGGCCGTTGAGGAAGATGATCTTGTGTGTGATGAGCGGGATGGGATCAGGCATTAGGCAACTCCTCTACATCTATTGAATACGTTGCAGCTCGCTGTGCCTCTACTACTGGTGATCTATTCTTCTTTATATCTTTCATAGCACCAGCAATGGCGATGTTGTATTTCGTGACGCACTCAGGGCACAGCAGGTAGTTGGTTGTGTGTGATTTGATGATATACAACCAACCATTGTCTTTGCTTGGTGCCTCTTCTTTCGTAAGCTCATCATCGCCACACCAATCACACGCAAACCTATAACCTACATAGGTAACTGCCATAACATCACTCCTTGATCTTGATTGATCGTGCGATAGACGACTGATCTGTGATTATAGTAGCATGCTCGCGTGCGCGTGTCAACGCAGTGTATAGGTTGCGACGAGACTGCATGAATGCTGTGCTCTTGTTCAGCATTACTACCACAGACTTGCACTCACTGCCCTGCATCTTGTGCGTGGTGAGCACATATGCAAGCTCAATGTTGGTGCGCGGGTCGAATTCAATCTGCCTGTCACCATTAGAGATGACTACCAACGGTGGGATGTTGACAATTCGATCTCCAAAATCAACATCAATGCTGCCAAAGTCATGGTCAATGCCAACCACAACGCCAACTTCACCATTGAACATGCTCTGTTCGTTGCCCAAGTCATAGATGTTTGCAGTGTTGACGATCTTACTGCCGATCTGGATTTTGACTGCTTCACGGTCTTCATTCCACTTGCTCTTAGGCAACGCGAGTGCCTTGTGCTCCTTCTTCCAGAAAAGGGCTTGCAGCGATGCATTGAGTTTCTGCGTGCCAATCCACGACTTGTTCATCTGCGTGATGATCTGGTGATCTGGCGTAGAGAAGTCAACTCCTTGCGTCAGAGACGACTGAACCAGCTCACTAATCTCACGCACAGGATGGTCAGTGATACGAAGCATACAATCATCGTAGCGACGCGGGTAACTACCTGCGAGGATAGCCTGTGCATTCGCATGGATGCCACTCCCCTGGTTCTGTCGATGATTTGTGTTGAGCACAACGCCGTTAAAGCGGTTGAGTGCCATCTCGAATGCAGAGACAACTGGCGGATCGTTGCGCTTATGCCCTTCTTCAATGGGCTTTAGCTGGTTGGTGTCACCGAACATGCGGATACGTGCGCCGGGCTTGAGTGCAGCGATCAACTCCGTGTGCACAACACGGTTAACCATCGCGTATTCGTCGCACAGGATGTAGTCATAGTGCAGCGGCTTGTTTTTGTTAAACTTCGGCCCAGTGCTCAGGCGCACACGCTTCTTCGAGCCATCAATGTCTTCAACAACTTCTTCTTCTGGCATACCGTAGCCGAGCATGCGGTGATTTGTCTGTGCAAACACACCAGTTGCCTCTTGCACACGCTTAGCTGCCTTGCCTGTCGGTGTTGACACGCCTACCGAGTAACCTGCGTCGTTCAATTGCCAGTAAATTTCCTCAATGAGTGAGGTTTTACCTGTGCCTGCGCCACCAGTCACAGCAACAACGCGCTCGTCCTTGCCGCAGCAACGAGTGATGGCAATTTGCTGGTCTTCGTCCCAAGTTCGCTTAACTCGTTCTGTCATGACTTCTCTTTCTGTGCTTTCATATTATTCAGATACTGTTCAACGAGAGGATTGCCACTCTCAAACAGTTGAATGATCTGAATAGCACTTGCCACGGCTACTTGGCGAACAAACCCTGAGTTTGTTAACTCACTGCTGATGTAGCCGCGCGCAAGCTCTATGAGTTGGTGCTCGACCTTGGAGTAATGCACATTCACACGGAAGCCGTGAGGTGCAGTGGTGGCGAACACACCTTTACCCTTTACCGGATATGTGTCCGGTAAAGGGATTGAGATGTTAGTCGGAGATATCGGATGCTTCATCGGTCACAGGACTCCCTAGCAGGCCAGAGATTTTGTTAGCAAAGCGAGCTTCGAGTTGATTGATTGCATTGGTGATGCACAGGCTCAGCACTTCGCCCTTCGCACTGTCGTATTTGTTGTAGTTGATACCAACATCCGCACGCCAGCCGTTGCTGTTGCCTTCTGGCTTCCAGTCGAACGTGAAGCTGGTATGGCTGGCGCTGAAATTGGGATGCTCAACAAGCAACTTATCAGCAAGCTTCTGCATGCGATAACGCATCAGCAACTCAAACTCAAGATCAGTGAGGTTGTCGGTGAGGTAGTGAGCGAGTTCTTCGCCACGCATTTCACGAGTGAACATTTAGTCTCTCCTGTTAAGGGTATGTAACCTTGGTGCGAGTGACAGGACTCGAACCTGCACGCATTAAGCAGCAAATTTTAAGTCTGCCGTGTCTACCATTCCACCACACTCGCTTGGTGCTGCAAGTAGGGATCGAACCTACGACCTGACGCTTACAAGGCGACTGCACTACCGCTGTGCTATTGCAGCTAAGAGGCACACACGAAAAACCCCGCTGCATGCACAGCGGGGTTCAACGCGTTGACGATGTTGCGGTAGCGTTACCGCCCGGCGGGGATTTCGCCGCGCAGGTAAACCGAGCCGGCGTTGGTTTCCATCGCCTCGATGGCGTCTTCACCAGACTTGAAGAAGCCATGGATTTTGAAGTTAGCCTTGCTCATGCCGGGGATGGGGGCACCATTCTCGTCAACGAACGAGGCGACGATAAATACCTTCTTCGCCTTGGCCGGGGCACGCGGCTTGCCTTCGCCACGCTTGGCACGGGTCTTCACCTGGGTAAGATTTTCGGACATAGTGGGTTTGCTCCTAGGAGGTTTTGACATGGGTTGCTGTCCAGTCGTTCAGCATCATCTTGATAGCATCGCAAGGGGCCTGTGTCAACAAGCCCCTTGCGACTGCTATTAGCTTGTAAGGCCCTTCACTGACCACATGACGCACACTTCAAGCTGTGTCATGGCGATAGAGCGCTCACGAGACGGCGGTGCCGCAAGAATTGCTGCTTCTAGCGCTTCGGCAGCAACCTTTACAGCCTCAACCTGCGCAGACTCCTCTGTGGTGAGGTTGCGGTAAGCCTTGCGAAAGGTGCTCATATCAGCCCATCACAATCGTCTTGATCTGCGCGCGGTCCTCGCCCTCATACTGGTCAACAGAGGTGCGCACCTTCACGCCCAAGCCAACCAAGTCATTCGGGTCGAGCGACGCAC